CCGACCACCACCACGGCGTTCGGGCCGATGAGACCGCATTTGGTGCCTTGGCGGTTGAAACTCCACGGCTGATTGAGCGCGCCCGTGAATTGGCCAAGCCAGAAACTATCGTTGGTCCAGACCCCGATATAGGGGCCGATCATCCGGCCTGAGACGATCCGGCCGCCGCCGGTGAGCGTGTATTCCCGCGCCGTCGAGCCGTCCGCCAGCGTGTCCCAGACCGTGTCATCCCTGATCTTGGACGACCGGATGCACATCGGGTTGAAGACGCCGGATGCTTCCTCATTGGCCCCCAGCGCGAACACCTCGTAGCCGCCGTTCAACGGCGCCACGAGCATGTAGGTGATCTGCGTCGGGGCGTTATCGACGGCGACGAGATCGAGCGAGGTGTCGTTCTGCCACTGGTAGAGGCCGCCGTTCCGCGGGCTGGCCAGCAGGTTCTCCCCCCAGGCCGCGAAGGACCAGGTGCGCGGGAAATAGTCCGTAGTCGGCGGCGTCTCGCCCCAGGGCCCCGCGCCATAAGCCCCGGTCCCGAAGCCCACCGAGCCAGTGCCGTCGATCAGGCCGGCCGGGAGCAGCTTTTGCGGGGTGACGACGATGGAGGAACCGCCGCCGGTCGTGGGGACGGTCGCGACGACCGAGGAGCCGCCGCCCGTGGCCGTGGAAGAGGCGTTGGAGGTGAAGGTGTAGCTGTAGTGGCCGGCGTCAATGATCGTGATCGGGAAGGTGCCGTTGGGCGTGATCCCTCCCACTGCGGTGATGCCGGAGAAGACGACCGAGGTTCCGTTGGCGATGTTGTGGGCAGGTTCGGCGACGGTGACCGTCGGGGTTCCGGTGAGTGTGGTGATCGGGCTCGCCCCGAGGGTCTTTACGACCGAAGCGTTCGACGTGAACGTGAAATGCCAGTTGTCGGCGTCGTCCTTGGTGATCGTGTAGGTGCCGGCGACCGAGAGCCGACCAACCGCCGCAGGGCCATAGACCTTGATGCTGTCCGCGGTCGAATAGCCGTGCGCGACCTGGTGCACCGAGATAGTGGCCGAGCCGTTGGTCACGGTCAGCGGGTTTGCCGGGAGCGGTGTCGGAGGCCCAAACGGGGTGATGTCGAAAAGCTGGCCGCCCTGCCAGACCTCGACGTTCGAGTGGGTGCCGAACGCGATGTTGAGGATCGCGAAGTTGTCGGTCCACGGGAACGCGGCGCGGCAGACACCCGTCAGCAGCGTCGTGGTCAGGCTTTCCCAGCCGCCGATGACCTGGGGACGGCCAAGGCGGTAGCGGACGTTCGATCCATCGCCCCAACGGCCGGCGGCGCCGTAGATCGTGTCGTCGCCGTTCAGCCCCGGAGGCAGATCAAGCGCGATCCTCATGGCGAGCCCCGCACGAGGTCAACGGTGATGTCGATGGAGGCGCTGGTGAACCCGTCGGTGATCGTCCCCGTCCAGACCTGGATCTTCTCGGTGTTGGAGCCGAGGCTTGTGCTCCAGGTCGTGGTTTTCGAACTCGGGCTGTTACAGGTGATGGTCCCCGCCCCAGACTTGTAGACCCACGAGCCGGTGTAGGAGCCGGTCCCGTGGGTTCCGCTGATCGTCACCGAGTTGGTGGTGACCGTACCGGGGCCAGGGTTCGCCGCCGAGCCATCCGCCGAGCCTGGGCTCGCCGAGATACCGACGGCCACATAGGTGTTGGTCAGGCTTACCGCGGAAGTGACGGTGGAGAGCACCTGGCCGTCCGCCGATGTGATGGTGCACGTCGAGGTGCCCGAGGCGCTCTGACCAGCCGACAGGCTCTTGCTGAACGTCGGCGTCGATGTCGTGCCGTTGGTGACGGTGATCCCAGCGCCAGGGTTCGACCAACTGAAGGTTATCGTGGGCTGGCCGCCTGAGGCCGTGGCCGCGGGCGGGCTCGCTGAGGCGGTCGAGGCGCCAAAGGTGGCAACTGAGCCGTTCGCGGCCCCGCCTCCGCCGACCACCAGGGTGGGCCAGCCATTGTTCGTCAGGCTGACGCTTGTGGTCGGGAACAACGAGCCCGCGGCGCTGTCTGTCGAATGACAAGTCGCCGTGCCGCTGACCGTGCTCCGCGGGCTCACCGAGGCGGAAAACGTCGGCGTGACGCTGTTTGCATTGGTCACCGAGATGCCGCCGGTGCAGCTCCAGGTTCTGGCATAGGGCGGGGTTCCACCCGATTCCGAAACCGTGGCCCCGCTGGCCGAAATAGTGGTCGCGGTGTGGGCGCTGCCGGTTCCCGATATTGAGCCCGGGCTGACGCTGGCCGCGAAGCTGGCCGAGCTCGTCAGGGTGACCGCGACGGTGACCTGATAGGTGAGGCCGGTTTCCTCGTCCCTCACGGTGCCAGTCGCCGTGCCGCTGAAGACCTGGCCGCCGGTCAGCACCTTGCTGAAGGTCGGTGTGAAGCTGGTTGAGCTGGAGGCCGTGAAGCTAGGTGTGGACCAGCTGATGGTGTAGGCGCCGCTACCCAGCGATGCCGTGACCGTGGTCGAGGCCGTCGTTGCCGTGCCGGCCCCGACGATGTTGGCCGAAAGGCTGCTTGGGCTCGCAACAGCGCTGAGCGAGCCGTTCGCCGAAGCGAACGCAAACCCTCGGCTCACGCGATTGCCCGCTTAGCCACGCTCACGGTCACCGGCGCGGCGCCATTGTAGGTGGTCAGTTGCAGTTCATGGGTGCCATTGCCCAGCGTCGAGCCGGGATCGACACCGCCCGGGTAGGTCGTGCCCACGGGCCAGGACGGGACCGCTGCGCTGGTGATCGTCAGGACCAGCGTCACCGACTGCGCCTTGCCCGCAGTGAAGCCGGTCCAGGTGAAGGCGGAGTTCGAGGAGATCGACTTGGTTTGAACGTCGCTGTTGCTGAAGTCGACGGCGAGCGCCGCCACAGCGGCCGGCGTGAACTTGCTCGATCCGCTCTGGACGAAGCCGCCGGTCAGCGTCAGGCCGCCGGTGATGCTCGGCGCGACGGATCCGACGGCCCCGATCGACGCCGCAGTGATCGCGATCCAGGCGGCGTTCGTGCCGTCCGTGGTCAGGAAGTTACCGGCGTTCCCGGTCTGACCCGGAAGGCCCCCGCCGGCCATGTCAAAGGCGGTCGCGTCGACATACGCCTTGGTTGCAGCGTCCTGTGGGCCCGTCGGGTCCATGACGCCCTGAAGCCGCATGTTGCTGAAGTAGAAGGGCTGGATGCGATCGACGTTGGCGCCGTCGCTGCGGACGCGCGCAAACTCCCCGGCGCGCACCTGAGCCGTTCTCCCCGAGCCCGTCGTGATCGTCACGATGCCGGAGGTATTGTTGGTGACGTCGTAGGCCTTCGGAACGGCCGGAATGGTGACCGTGGCCGCCACGCCATTGAAGACCAGGGCGGAAGCGCGGGCTTCGTCGTCCGCCGCGTTGTTGGCGGTCAGCGTATAGTCGCCGACCAGGGTTTTGGTAACGACACCTGCAACAGCAAAGTCCGCATGGGACAATACTGTATTCAGCTTGTCGCCCCAAAGATTGATGTTCTCCCCGGTGAACTGTAGCTCAAACCGGAGACTTGCGGACCAAGATGAAGGCATGTTCTTCTCCTGGTCCTAAAGCGCCGAGCCGTCAGCTCGCCGCCATGTCCACACGCCTGAGACCAGCGTGGAGATGGCGATGGAGTTGATCTCGGCGCAGACGATCGCGGCGTTGGGCCAACTGGCGGCTGGCGCCGTCGCGAGCAGGCTGGCTTTGGTGTCGATGCTAGCGAGGACCGATGGCTGGTCCGGGTTCTGCAATTGCTGCACGGCGTCGAACAGGCTTTGAACGACCTGCTGCATGTTCGCCCCCGGACCTGGGGGCGTGAGGGCGACCGTCACCGGAAGTTGCCGCTCGTGATGTCGAAGCCGCTACGACGGCCACCGCGGTTCAGGATTCCCGGTTCAGTCGAGAGGGTCTGTTGGGCCCGGCTGCGGGCGTCCTTCGCGTTGATCTCGTCTATCGCCCGCGTCGCCTTCTGCTCGTAGACGGCGGTGACATCCTGATCGCGCAGGAACGGCCCGGCTTCACAGAGCGTCGCGAAG